TTAGACGCTGTTGGTACTCAAACGGCTTGTATAATAACTTACCTTTAACTGGATGCTGAATATAGAAAAAATGTTCAAGAAAAAAGTGTGGACCACTTACAGGGTCTTGGCAAGACATTAAGTCTTCGATGTATTTTTCAGTCCATCGTTGCGTGGTGTGCGCCGCTTTTACTAGTTTGTTTTCGTTTGCCATACTTTTATTTAATGAAAAAAATAGCCTCCGAAGAGGCTATTTGGTTAGTTGTACACTGATCAATTTTCACTGATAAACTTTTTATATTCAGACATCAAACCTTCAAATGTTGCTGGTTGGAATGCCGCACGACGTTGGCCGTCTGGAGTATCACCGGCACCTGGATGGTTTTCTTGATTAGCAAATTCGTTAGCATTAAATGGCTTTTCAGGTTCAGCATCAGCAGGACTGTTATCGTACTCGCCTTCGTCTGTTTTTTCTTCGCCGTCTTCTTCACCGTTGGTGTCTGGATTTAATTTGTCTAGCACACTACGCATGTCATCGCGATCACCAACAGCGGAAGCAGGTTCTGTTGTCATTACTGCAGGTTCAACATCAACAGCAAGAGGAGCTGGGTCAGCTTTGTTTAATCCTGCCAATGACATAATTGTGGTTAGCATGTCGCTGAGTTCTTCGCCACTACCTGCTGTCATGTTGATGCTGGCCGGAGTAGATGGAGCAGATGGAGCACTTCCCATCATTCCCATTGGGCCGCATTCTTCAACAGCTAGGGATTCTTTGATAATGTTTGGATTATTGGCATCTAGCTCTGCTAAACGCTTTAGTACGTCGATCATTTGCATTTTTATTTCCTTAGGTCCTGTGCCTGAAACTTTAAAAGACTTTCTTGTTTTTCTTCTGTATCAGTGCTAAATTTTGCGGCAGTTTCCATAGGAATTTCTTCTCCGCGGGCTTTTCTCTGAAGTTTTAGAATATCGTTTAATTCTTTGACAAATCCAGAATTATATTTACTTCCGTAGTAATCTTCAAAATTAGCATTTTCTACTTCTTTGTAATCAGGAATATTTAACAAAGCACCTTCGTGTTTTTCAACAGGTGTTTGATATTCTTCGCTAGGTTCGCCGGGGCGACGTACCACTAAATTTTGTTTGCTAACTAACAGTCCTTGTGTAAGGTACTCAGATAGTTCTTGTTGTGTTGTAGGATAATCTACAGTAACTTCGTAGATATGAACTTCACAATTCTTGACATGAGGAAAATCTAAAGGTAGTGTTTGAATAGGTGTTGTACCTACTTTTTTAAATTTGTCTACCTGAAAACGGTCCATCATGGTTTTTAGTTTAGCCTCTTGTTCAGTAGTAAACTCACCAGCTACTTTAACACGAAAGTCGTGCTTTTTAGCTGTGTATGATTCTGATAGGTATTCTTTGAAGTTTTTCATAGTGTATTATTTATTCAAATTCTTAAGTTTTTCGAGGATACTATTACGGTCTGTAAGTATATATCCTTCGCCTTCAATTGGGCTTTCACTGCCACCATTTTTCTTATCTATGGCTAATTTCTTTAGCTGAAGATCAACCATTTTTAGTTTTTTTTCAATTTTATTAGTTTTAGCTGTAATGGCCGCATTCATCATCTGTGCCGCTACTTCAAACATTCTGGAACCGTACCGTGCCTCAACATTCATACCTAAATCCATTAAGTCATCATAGGCCTGTTCTGCTTTTGATGCCAGCGCATCTAATTCAGAATCGCTGATATCTCCTAACCCCTTTACTCTAGGTAAGGCTGCCGCAATTTTATCAAATTCTTCTAGGCGTTCTTCTAGGTTAATTACTGGAGTCTCAGTAGGTGTGGACGGATTGACAAAGGGTTCTTTGTCTTCGGGTAGATTAAACACTTCTTCTAATTTCTTGGTCATAATCTTACTTATTTCTTTTTGGAGGTATTGGAAAAAATATCGTGTTCATTTATGATACGAAATTTTATACCTTGATTACGACACCATGCGTTGGCCGCTTGCCATTTAGCCATGTTTTTTACATACTGTGCTTGATTGTAGGGGTTCTTACCCACTTTTTCTAATAACTGTTGATTTGCTGGTTTTATCTCTACAATTTCAACATGTTTTTTTTGATTGCGATCAACATACGATATTAAGAAATCAGGAACATACACTGTTTGTTTACCTGTTAAAGGATCTCGATAAGGTATTTTAACTGGTTCACTGGCCCACTGCTGTACGCTAGGGTTGTTATCACAGAATGTCATAAATGTGTACTCCCAACCACTACGAAATATAGGAGATCGGCTTCCAGTGTATTTTTCTGGATTTTTAATTTTATAAACACCTTGGCTAAATTTTAAACTCATGCTACTATGTTTCTTGACACAGGAGCAAAACTAGTGAAGCCAGTTGAATAACCTAAGAAACTAGTCTTGAATCTGTTGTAATTTATAATTTCGCTGATAGTAGAATTAAGAGCTACTTCATCTAGATCACGAAGAGAATCAAGTACAGACAATGGATTATATCCATCAAGTTTGGCCTGCTTCATTATGGTCACTGACAATTGTTCGGCAGATATTTTATCAAAGTTCCTTGATTCAAAGAAACCTTTCATGAGATTGAAAGTTCCAGCATGAAGTTCAAATGGTTGACTATAATATCTATCCATTACACGTATAGTAGAATCTATGGCAGAGTTATCAGAGGGAATATTATTGTACGATGCTGTCATGTTATATACCGCCACCTGGTTTAAATAAATTGGTAGGAATTGTATTTTGAGAATTGCCTGTATAGATATTAAATCCTAATTTACCAGTTGGTTCCCCTATCTGTGATACCATTCCTGTTCCACCTTGTTTTAATAACGCTTTTTCTAATTGGCTAGGACTTGGGCCAATGGCCTGCGGTGTTAGTGTTTCTGGTATAGGGCCTGTTGCCACAGGCGAAGCATTTAAATCATTCTTACTGTTTGGAGTATTACCACCAACAGTAGATCCAGGAATAGTATCGTAGTACTGTCCAGCAAATCCAGGAGGGTTTTCTCCTTGAGAAATATCACCTTGATAATATAAAACGTTTTCATAAACCAAAGACATTTTATTAACCATTACCTTATTGCCTTCTGATACACTAACTGTATCGTGGTCCCAAGATGCAATTAACGGGTTTACTAAACTAACTTGTGTAAACTTCTTTTGATGAAGAACAAAGACATCAATACTATCAAAGAACGGTATTGTTTGAAAATTATCAAAACCATATGGATTACTGGTTTCACTGAACTTGTTATCACCAAATTCTTTTAATCCTAGTGGTGCCGCACCATTTTTAACTGATAGATTATCACCATAGGTACTATCTGAATAATAATATTTGTAATAGTTCTTCCAAAGGTCATTTGTTATTTCACTGTTATCATCCCAGAATTCAACATTGACTGGATCATAGTTTAATTGAGTTTGAACCTGTGTCTTACGATTGTATTGGTTCATTGTCTCAGTTTTGATTTTAAATTTAGGCAATGAAGCACTCTTAACCAATAGTCCAACATCTCTTATTCCCTGGCGTCCTATCCATCCTTGGTCACCTACTACTGGAGCATTGATGTTGAAGTTAACATAAAACATCCAAGCCGCTTTAGGCGAACGAGCAAGATTATTATCTACAAATAATCTAGAGGCGTGGTTGTAGGTTTTAAATATCAGCTTATCAGTGGACCCGTTAGGGGACTGACCAGCTCCGAGATAATTGTTGTATGCATTGCCCATAGCATTATTTATGCCAATAAAAAAGCCCAGTAAAAACTGGGCTTTTTGTAGTAGTTAATTGATTAACTGCCGACTGCTAAAACGCCAAATGTACGTCCTACTGGGCCACCTAATGCTACTGGATTACCAGCAAGGTCAGTTTGGATTGCGTTGTCGTAACAAATTGTTAGTTCCATGGTCATTGGCTCTGTAGACTTGCTGTAATCACCGCTGTCATATGTAACGCTCTTAATCCAGCAACCTTGTACTTCAAATGTTTCAAGAACGTTGGTATTGTATGCTCCATTACCACCATCTAGAATTTCAATGAACATAGTAAACTTATAATCACTGCCAGATACAGCACTTGACTGCTCAAAGAAGTCAAACTGCTTTTGCATTTGCTGACCAACTTTAGTTGTTACTTGGTTGGTGATATCGTCGCGTAGTTTTAGTTTGATATCACTAAACTTGTGTTTACCTGCCAATTTAACTGTGCTGTTGTAAACATCTAGTTTGATTTCATCAAACTCTGGCTTTGGACGATCTACCATCATAACCTGCTTGGTCAATTCAGTGGTAGGAACTTGTCCTACACCAAAGTTAACCATGGTAACTCTGAAACGGTACGTTAGCTTAGGCATCAACAAAGGTTGATTGATTGCGCTAGTAGCTGGCTTAACAGAAAATTTATTTAAACTTGAGATTGGCATTTAACTGCTCCTTATTCTTTATTAGTTTGAACCGGTAAATTGTGTACCATACTGAGCAGATTCAATTGAGCCTGTGTTTAACAGTCTTAATGGAATGTAGATAAACTCAACGCTCTTAACTGGCTCAATCGCAATGTCTAGATACAGTTCGTTTCTATCAATTCTAGTAGGCGTATTATTTGTAGTATCACAAACAACCACAAAGTCATAGATAGCACGTTGTCCTACTAATTCTAGTAGTAGACTTGATGCCGACGCTTTGAGTTCGTTACGTGTCTGACTATCATTTGGTTCAAACAAATACGGTTTAGCTAAAATACCTAACTGTCTACGTAGATAAGAAACTAGTCTTGAGACATTAATTCTATCTAATGAGCTGGCTGCGTTAGCACGAGTGTATTGACCCATGTTAACAATACCAACACCAGGAAGTGTAGCAATTGGATTAATCTTAACTGATGACAGAACATCGCGTAGACCTTGATGCAAGCTGGCAGTTTTGAATGATCCAGATTGATCAACATAACCAACGCTGGAGGCATTGTCGACTGTACCACGGCGTGTACCTGCTGGAGCAAACCATAGATAGCTCTTAGAATCGCTGTTAACGATTGTGCGTAGCATCATGTGGCTCGGTGGAACAACAATACTATTACCAGTGTTGTCATTAGTAAAGCCGCTTGGATAGAACATACCTAAACTAGTGTCATACGTTACCACAGCAGAGTCATTGTTTTCTGTGGCATTTACAGAGTTTTTACCATAGCTAGCTAATGCTGTACCTGTAGGCTCTAAGCGGAATGGTGTATCGCCAACAACAAACGCTGTTTGACCAATATCTGTATTGAAAGCGACCATGTTTGCTATGACTTCTGGATACCCAGGAGTTGCTATTAGGTTGAATATTAAAGTATCGGTATCTCGGATACTTTGGTTAGTTGTAATCATAGACTTCAATGCCTTAGTTACAACACTACGTTGTGCCAAGCGACCAAATGTGCCAACTCCTTCGGCATCAACCGGACTTGCTGTTACCCAACGATCGCTAACGTCACTGGCTAGAGATCCGCCAGTTCTAATATTGTATCCGCTGTTGGCAGTCTTGTTAATATAGCCTGTTTGGTACTGTTTAACGTTGTTTCCACTACGACGAGTGTTGAACAAACGTGTACCTTTTGGATATAGTTTAGGATCTGGACAATCGGGATCTACATAGTTAGAGTATAAAAGATCGGCAATTGAAGATGCGTCATCGGATGTACCACCAATTGACCAACGAGCGTCTTGGAAGATCCATCCTTCTGGACTTGTGTGATCTGTGACGTCTTGTTTGATCCAACCTGGCATTGCAGCACCGCTGTCATAAACATAGATATTACGTCCATATTCGTCCGGAGTTGATGTGTCGACCCAGATATCACCAGTTACTAGTGCTGTTGTACCGTCTTGTTGAACAGTTGGTTTTGTGGCACTGATAATAGGTCCGTAAACACTACTTGTAGTAAAGGCATTTCTATAACCTTGCCAGATTAATCCGTTGTTATATAAAATATCAGCATCTAATGTAGAGTTGTACCATAGCGTACCATCAGCAGGGTTAGTGCTCGGTTGATCAGGCTGTGCTACATAGCTTAATGGTTTCCAGTTTGATGCTACAAAACTAAATCCCGAACCTGATGGAGCAGCATAATAGTTGGCAGTAGTACCTGCTGTAAATCCCATGGTAGACATAAGGCTACCAGAGTCTCCACTGTAGCCAAACTGCATGTCTCCACCTTTTGAGTGCCTAATAGATAAAGTATTTGTTGATGTGTTCCATTCAGCAATGGTATGTACTAGATTACTATTGGTGTTAATGGCTTCCGCCAGTAACTTACCAATTGCTGGATTAGCAACTGTTCCTGCAATGCTAATGGCAACATTACTACTCCAAACTGTACTTGTACCAGCAATACGTGTTTCACGAACAGTTACCTGTCCAGATTGGCCGTTGCCAATTGTGGTAGATGTACTTGCGCTGATAACTGTAGCACCACTGACATAACGAACCCATGGAGTAAAGTTTGGTGAGCTTGAATCGTTGGTGTCGGCATCAATAACTACGGTACCTAAAGCAATACCGCTGCCGCCACCTACTGGATCTTTATCAACAATGGCAAGTTGTGTGCTTGTATATAACGGAGCAGGAACAGTGTCCCATGCCTGTTTAGTAGAACTATATTTCTTAATATCCCAGTCAGCACCAGCACCTGGTGTTGTCATTTTACACCATACGCTACCAGTTGGAGTTCCGCTTGTAAAGTTAGGATAGTTAAAGTGTGGGCTTAACACAACTCGTTTGCTAGATTCAAAGTTGTCAGTTACTACTAACCATCCGCTAGTAGCAGATCTATAATATAATTTGTTACCATATGTACTGCTTACAACCATGGCATAATCACCGACAGTACCAACTGCAGATAATGGTACACCTGAACCGTTTAAACTGGCAGCTTCTGTGCTGTCGTCGATGACGATTGGACTTATTGCTGTGAATGCTCCGCGTCCATTGTTTAAACTGGCATCCCACTCAAATAAACCAAAACTTGTACCAGCGGTATCAATCCAATACTGTCCGTTTTGTGGTTCACCAACTGGTGGCGATGCTAACGGTGTTATTTTTGAAAGATCGGTGTCAGCACGAACAATATAAACTTGACTGTTTACGCCAAGCAAACTGTAAGCGGCTTGTAGACCGTATTCGTTTAGTTCACCGCCGTGTACTGGATTGCCTTCGGCATCAGTTTCAAAGTACGGTGTACCAAATGTCTCTGTTAAATCTCGTTGGCTGGTAATTACCCAAACTTTTCCAGCATTGGCTGACGTTGTTCCTTGGGCGGTTCCTGTTCCGCTAGCGTTTGATTTATCTTGTTGAGTAGCAACGAAAATTATTGGAACCGTGCCAGGGGCAGCAGGTGTATAAAAACTCTCGTCAACTACCGATACGTTTACGCCCGGTGATTGTAATGTTGTGGCCATCTTTAAAAACTCCTTAGTGGATTACTTTGTTTTATTTAGCATGTATGGTAAAAAAATTGGAGTTAAATACTGGGAGAAAAGGGCACAAAAAGGGCGCACCATGAGAAGATTATGTCAGAAATGTCAAGAACGACCGGTAGCTGTTAACTACTATAAAGACGGACAAGCCATGTACAGGTCGATTTGCGATCACTGTAGCAGAGGCGGCAAAGAGACACGACCTCTATGGGTTGTAGCTGGATATAAAAAGAAAAATGTCTGCGAGAAGTGTAGTTACTCTTCAAAACATTCTGAACAGTTTAACGTGTTTTATGTAGATGGTAATCTAACAAACAATCGATTTTCGAATCTTAAAACAGTATGTGCTAATTGTCAGCGTATTTTACACAAAGAAGGTTCTAAGTGGAAACAAGGAGATCTTCGTCCTGATTTTTAAAGAACATCAAGTATCAACTTATTAACTACAGAAAGTTCATTACCGGGAATCAATTCTCGAATCTGTTCATACAGAGCATCAATGGTAGAGTCGTTGTAAATTACCTGATCAATATTACCGCCAACCCAGGCGGTTTCGCTGGTGTGAATACCTTCGTCCTTTAAGAATTTTTGAGCACTCTCAACACCTCTATTTGCTTGAATAGCAACATCATACCAGTGCGGCATAACACCACGTTGTACTCTAACTACAATGCCACCTGCGTTATGAATGGCTTTAATTTCGTTGGGAAAACGTACATCACTGATAACAATATTGTCAGTGGTTTTACGCATTTTATTTTCTACGCTGGCAATCCAGATATCATCATGGAAGCCTTGGCGACATACCTCTGTACCCCAATATTGTAATACCCACCGAGGAGTTAGATTAGGCATATTCAAACGTTCTGCCCACCAAGGATCAACCTGCTCTCGCCACTCACGTGCTTCTTTGGTACGTCCTTCTAACAGTGTACGATCCCAACCGAACACATTGGCCACGGCATCTTTAAGTGTATTGGCAAAACTATCTCGCCTAAATTCGTGAAAATTTACCAAATAATCTGCGGCGGTATCTTTACCCGAACCAATAAAACCTACAAATCCTATAATCATAGCATCTCCCGTTGACTACTATAATTTATAGGATCTTTTAAAAGATGTCAACCTATATATTTAAAATGTGCTATCTTTAACCCAGTATCTACCGGATACATATCTGTAATTGAAATCAGTTCAAGGTTTTCTGGACCAGAGATTTCCTCTGTTGTCATATCAATGCTGTCCCTGTGTAATGTTATAAAAATGTCAGCATCTGGGTTAAGATGATGTTTTATATATTTGAAAAAATCTCGATGAGTTTCAAATCCTTGATCGACTGTAAGCCTTAACGCTAAATTTATTAAATCTTCGCCCTGCCCACTTTCTTGACATTGCTGTATCATGTAATCTTTATCCATGGCATTGGGAGGATTTCCTACTACAAGATCAAACATTTCTGTGTCTGGTATTTGAGATATGGTAGGAGTAGTATATCCTCTAACTTTATTTTTATATCCTAAATCTTTGGCATTTT